GACCTAGCCAACGAAGCACTCGACCTACGGACGAGACAAGCGTTGGAGCGGCTGGAACGAGCACCAGTGAAACCGAAGCCTGTCCCGGAACCTGCCCAGCCCAGTCCGCCGAGTGGACCCGAGAAGGACAAGGATGGGACAGTGTCGGACCGCGTCTTTATGGAAGCACTCCGACGGAGACGCGAGAGGCGGCAAATAGGAAAGTTCGAACTGTAGACCACGACGTCCCGCCCATCGTTGATATGGATGGGAATTATGCTGTACTCTTGACCGGTGATGGCTGCATCCATTGCAAACGGATGTACCCAATCGTTCAAGAACTCAGGGATGCAGGCTACAAAGTCTACGTGTTTAGCACCTCGGATTACCCAGAGATCAAAGCCCAAATCACAGCGTTGGACAAAGACGCCCGCCCGATTGGCAGTGGCATTCCTTGGTTTGTTATCCGAAGCGAAGGGGAGACGGTCAAGGTGTTCCGAGGCTTCACCCCGATGGAGCGAATCAAACCACACATGAAGAAGCCAGTGGTTGTTGTCCCGGATGACCCCACACCCAGACCTGACTATGATCTCTGATGTGTTGTCCAAAGAATTCAGTATCGATCCTGACCCAGATCAAGAACGCGACAGTCGCGTATGCAACTTGGGTCGCCGCAGGAATGCCCAAGCGGTCGCCGACATTGATTGCGGCTCTGTTTGACTTCTGCACAAAGTGCCCAAGCAACCGGTACCAGCGTATCTCAGCCGAGCGAGGTAAGTGTCTCGAATGTGGCTGCTTCCTGAAGCGGGTACCAGGCGGCTTAAACAAACTAGAACTTGTCAGTGAGGGTTGTCCACGAAGGCATTGGCCCCCACAACTAACTGGAATTCCCGATGACGTGTAAAGGCTGCAATCAGAAAGGCAACCCACTCAGCGGGACGGGAGACTATTACATGGCAGAACGCATCCACGTTGAACTACCCGTTAGCGAGTATGTCACTCGACTCGAACTCTACCACGGCGACCCTGATGTCCCCGAGCGTTCGAGCGAACAGTGGCCAGGAACCGAATCCATCAAAGTCAAGCTTCCTGACCATGTGCCGCTCGAAGAGTGCCTCATCGTCGTCAAGACGATTGGGAATGACGGGCAAGAGATTGGCAATCCGTACCAATGGAAAGACGGTAAGCTCGGACCCTATAACCCCGAGACTGACCGCTGGACGCCAAAGGAGCCCGCTGGCAAACGTGTGTATGTTAAAGATGAAGAAGGGTTGCCCGCCCCAACCTATGTCGAGTCGGATGCAGAGCCCGCGCCCGAGACCGTCGTTGAGCCCTCGCCCGAGACCGTCGTTGAGCCCGCGCCCGAGACCGTCGTTGAGCCCGAGACAACGCTCTGGACAACGAAACAGTTCTCGCCCGACGAAGTGATCGTACATGAGGGATCGCCCAGGGCCTACGTAGCCGACACGCCCGCCCCAGGCGAAGTGCTCGACTACGAACCCGAGGTGGACGAGCCAGTCGACGAATTAACTGCCATGGAGCAGATTGCCGAAGAGACCCGCGCGTTCTACGACATGGAAGAGCGTCCGTACATGGCTCCCGAGAAGAAAGTGATGTTTCCAAGCCCGGAACCGGATGTGAAGTACGGGCTCAAGGAATTACAAGAAGATGTCAAGGACGACGAGCCTGAGAACGATGAGCCCGAACGTCCGCAACCCAGCGACGAATAAATGCCAATTGATCTCACAGACGTACAAGAAGCCATCCGCTCTGGATTCAAGTCCAGGACACTCACCACCTGCTCTCGATGGGCGGTGGCGAGGCGGGTGATGGGAGTGCCTTTCCCGGGACCATTCAGTTTCAAGTATCATCCCTGGGCACGCGGAGTCCACGACTCCACGGCACACTTCTTCACACTCGACGTGCTCAAACGAGATGTCTTGTATGTGTTGCCAACGACGGTCAACGCAGGTGACTTCTCAAAGGGTCGATTCGGACCGGCCCTGACGCACAGCCAGTACCTGAAGAACCTCTTCACAAACACGAACAGCGAGAAGCTGAAACAAACTCACCATGGCACCACCCTGTACATCAGAGGAAGCCGTGGCGATAGCAACCTGAAGTCGATCCCTGTCTCGGACCTGATCCTTGACGAAGTCGACGAAATGGACCAGAGTCAAATCTGGTTAGCCTTTGAGCGGTTGTCGGGGCAATTAGAGAAGCACATTTGGGCTATCTCGACACCGACGATACCTGATCACGGAGTCAGTCTCCTTTACGACGAAAGCAGCCAAGAACACTTCGTTTTCGAATGCCCTTGTTGCTCGCGAATGACTGAACTGATCTGGCCAGACTGTATGGAGATCATCGGAGAGGGCGTGAGCGACCCAAGATGTCACGAGTCCTATCTGAAATGCAAGGAGTGTGGTGGGAAGCTGAATCACGAAGACAAGCCGAACTTCCTCAACAAGGCGAAGTGGGTTCCGATGAATCCCGACGCCAACATGGACAACCGAGGATTCCACATCAATCAGCTGTACAGCTTCACTGTCACCCCGGGCGAGATTGTAATTGCCCACCTCCGTGGGATGGGCGACGAAGGAGCCGAGGCTGAGTTCCACAAATCGAAGCTCGGCAAGCCGTTCGTGCCAGAAGGCGGGCAGATCATCGATGGTCAAATCGATAACTGCATTCGAGGGCACTCGAAGAACGACATGCCGCCAATCCAGAGTGAAGCTGCTCATAGACGCATGATCACGATGGGTGTGGATCAAGGCAACTGGTTACATGTAGTGGTGATTGAATGGTTCTTCGAAGCGTTTGGACCAGATTTGAATGCAGTCGCCATCGGCAAGATGTTGTGGTTCGGCAAGTTCAACGTGCAAGCCGACAACGGATGGGGCAGGCTCCGCGAGATGATGCGGACGTGGCAAGTAATGCACTGTGTGGTCGACGCCGACCCCAACACGCACGACGCCAGACAGTTCGCACGGTCCTTCCCGGGTTATGTCACGCTGTGCCGCTACCGCCGAGGAGTGCCGCAGAAAGAAGTGGCAGTGACGGAGATGGACGACATGCGAACGGAAGTCGCAACAGTAGATCGAACAAGTTGGCTCGACATCACCCTGGGTCGCTACAAGACAGCTGAACCACGGATGCTCTTGCCAAGAGACATCAACATCGAGATGAGGGACCATCTCAAGACGCTTGTGCGTACGTACAAGAAGGACGAGAATGATAACCCGGTCGCAACGTACTTGAAGCCAGGGAACAGAGCTGACCACTATGCTCATTCCTTGAACTACGCTGAGATTGCATTACCATTCGCAGCGAGTTATGTGCGTGGAACCGATATCCGGACTTTCTTATGATGAAAACGTGTACGCTATGTGGTGAAACTAAGTCTTTCGAGGAGTTCATGCGTAACAAGCGGATGAAATCGGGACGGGGACCACGTTGCCGAACTTGCAACAATATGTACGTACGTGACTACTACAAAAAGAATCGACACAAACAACGTGCAGCGAATATAAAAAGCAAGTATGGGATCACCATTGCAGACTATGACACCATGCTGGCCAAACAAGGTTATGGATGTGCGATCTGTGGGGCAAAGAAACCAGGTGGAAAGCAGAAAGCATTTTACATTGATCATGACCATCAAACGGGTGAGGTACGTGGGCTCCTATGGAATCGGTGTAACCATGGGTTGGGGCTCTTTCGAGATGGGACTGAGTTGTTGTACAACGCAATCTCGTACTTAAACAGTGGGGAGGGCTCATAATGCCAACCAACCTAACGACAAAGCGTCGGATTATCGATGCGCGCCACCCTGCCTATCTCACAGATCAAGGCATGTGGAGAAAGTGGAGATATACGTACCGAGGCGGAGATGAGTTCGTCGAAGAGTACATGACAAAGATCGACCGTCAAGAGGATGCCCTTGACTTCCAGGCGCGGAAGGACATGGCACCCGCTCCGACGTTTGCCAAAGCAGCCGTCAACGACGTTCGAAACAGTATCTTCCAACGGATGCACTCGATTGTCCGTCGCGACGGTAGTGCCTCGTATCACCGTGCCGTAGCCGGGCTGGATAACGGCGTTGACCTTCGTGGTAGCACAATGAATGGGTTCTTCGGGAAAGATGTCCTGACCGAACTACTCGTGATGGGGCGATGTGGTTTGTATGTGGACAGCCCAGATATTCGTCGTGATGATGGATCACTCCCAACCCTCGCTGATATTCGAGCCGCCAACTTCCGACCTTACATCTACATGTACCAGGTCGAAGACATCCTGTCATGGAGACTGTCGAGACCAGAAGACCCGAGTGAATTCCAGTCCATCTTACTACGTGACACGTGTCTCGACTACGATGATGCGACGCTCCTACCGATCCAAACGTTTGAGCGGTACCGCCTCTTGTGGATCGATCCTGTTGACGGTCTCGTTCGCTTGCAGTTCTTCGATGAGAATGGCGACACAGTGAATGCGAACGGCGACATTGTTACCGAACCACGCGTGCTGAACTTGAACCGCATCCCGTTCATCATGCCGGACATCGGCGACAGCCTTCTGAGAGATGTGTACCGTCACCAGATCGCTCTCATGAACATGTCATCCCGCGACGTGGCGTTTGCATACAAAGTCAACTTCCCGTTCCTCTCGCAGCAAGAAGACCTGCGAGCGGTCGGCGACCACCTGAAACACAATGTCAACCCAGACGGCACAGCCGAAGCGGGTGGGCAGCACACGCACCTAAAGGAAATGAAGATCGGGCTTGAGCACGGCATCAAGTACGACCGCAATACAGACCGACCTGGGTTTATCCACCCGTCAAGTGAACCCCTACTGGGCTCCATGAAGCTTCAAGAGAAGCTGGAAGCCAACATCCGACAACTCATCAACCTCGCGGTTGTGAATACAGCGGCGCCCCGTCAGTCGGCGGCATCGAAGTCGTTCGACAACCAAGGTTTGGAAGCGGGTCTTTCATTCATTGGGCTGGTGCTCGAACAAACAGAGCAGCGTGTTGCTGACTTCTGGGCCAGCTACGAGAGCGTTGAAGTCGCCGCGCGTAACATTGCAGTCATCAAGTACCCCGAGCGGTACGCCCTCCGCAGCGACCAAGAACGAATCGACGAAGCGGCTGGTCTTGTTGACCTGATCAAGCAAACACCGTCTTCCACCGCCCGCAAGGAACTGTGGAAGACGATCATCACTGTCCTCCTGGGCGGTAAGATCAGCGTCGATGACATGAACACAATCTTCCGAGAGATCGAGACAGCTGCGTTTACGACAAGTGATCCGGACGTCATCTTCGAGGCGTTGGAACGTGGAGCCGTTGGTGAAGTCACCGCTAACCTGGCACTCGGGTTCGAGGGTGAAGAAGAAGTGAAGAAAGCAAGGATCGACCACGCGGACCGACTCGCACGTATCGCAGAAGCACAAAGCAGTAAAGACGACGGTGAGGACGACAACCTAGCCGCACGGGGGCTGAAGGACTTCGATGATGGGAGTGGTGGCGCCTCGAAGGAGCGAGAGGAAGCGAATAACCCAGACCTCCAAGCTGATAGGAAGAAGCGTGTACGAGGTAAGGGCAAGCGAACGGAGAATAAGTAATGGCTATCAATGAGACCTACTACGGAACGCTCGCCGAAGCCGAAGACTACTTCGCATCGCGCCTGCATGAACATGCGTGGACGAATGCGGTACCTACCGACAGAACAAAGGCGTTGATCGCCGCAACAAGAATCATCGACTACTTGAACTTCAAAGGTGACAAGGCTACGGTCTACACCTTGATCAATACAACGAACTCGTGTAATGCGTGCAGCTCAGAGGGTGCCCTGGATGAGGGGTGTATAACGATTGCGGAATTACAAGCAGCAAATCTCGCACAGCCGCTCGCATTCCCACGAGGACAAGACACAGTAGTGCCCGAAGACATTCGACGGGCCTGCTATGAAATCGCTCATTCATTGTTGGATGGCGTAGATGTTGAGATCGAACTTGAGAACCTCGGTATCTCCAGTATGGGCATCGCCTCCGCGAGAGCCACGTACAACCGAAGCCAAGTGCCGATCGAGCATCTTATTAACATGGTTCCCAACGCACTTGCGTGGAGAATACTCAAACCTTTCATCCGAGACAATGACGCAATCAAGATTCGTCGAGTCTCATAGCTACCAGCATCCTAAACCTGCCTTAGAGGATGAACACCTGGGTACTCGCAGGGTAAAAAGAGGAAAGACATGTATTTGAATCCGGTCGTTTCACTGTACGAGGGAGAATCAACTGACGCCGACGTAGCCGCCGCACAAGCCGCGCTACAGAAGACAGCTGCCGATGCCGCAGCCGCAGCAGCCCAGCAGCAAGACAAAGTCTTCACGCAAGAGCAGTTGAACCAGTACGTTCAAGAACGACTCGCAAAGGACCGGAAAGCCCGACAGGAAGAGTTCAAGAAGATCGAGAAGGACTATCAAAACCTCCTCGCATCGAAGGGACTCACAGAATCAGAACGCGATTCACTCACAGAGCGGCTTGAAGAACTCCAACGTCAGAACCGGACGAAGGAAGAACAAGCCAAAGTCGAAAAGCGTGAGATTCGAGAACAGTACGAGAACAAGCTCAAAGAACTGGAGAAGCGAGCACAGGACTACGAGAACCGCTACACCAGGTCAACAATCGAACGAGCGTTGACAGATGCGGCGAGCAAGCACGGTGCTTATAAAGCATCCCAGATTGTAACGATATTGGAGAAGCACACCAAGTTGGTGCCCCCAGTTGACGAGAAGGGGAATCCGATCGACGGTGAGCTTGTCCCGAGAGTAGACTTGCCAGATGTGAATGAAGCTGGCGAAGCTTACATCTCCAACCGAACCCCCGATGACGCCGTCGAGCGTCTGAAAGTTATTGACCCCAACCTATTTCTTGCGAATGTGGCTGCGGGCGTTGGCGGGGCTTCCACTACCGGTGGTGTCACACCGGGTGCCAACGGGGAAATCGATATTTCTAAGCTGACACCCGAGCAGTACCAGGAATTGAGACGCAAGGACCCAGCCAAAGTGGGTCGCGCCCGAAGGGCTTTTCAATAGTCGGGGTTGAACTTTGACAGACCTGCACCCACGCGGTGCGTAACCCTACCTTATGGAGAAATAAGGACATGACTACTTACTTGAATCCCGTCGTTTCGTTGTACGCGAATGACAATGACGCACTTATCCCGGAGCACTGGGCCAACGAGGGTCTGATGATCCTGACAGAGAACATGGTGATGGCCAACTTGGTCCACCGTGACTTCGAGGATATGGTAGCCAGCTATGGTGACGTTGTGAATACACGTCGACCTGGTGAGTTCGGCATCCGTCGACGTGACGATGCGACAGCCGTTGTGGCACAAGATGCGGTAGCGACAAACGTTGCGGTTCCGCTGAACCAGTATTTCTACGAGCACTTCGTCATCAAAGACGGAGAGGCTTCGAAGTCGTTCCAGGACCTCGTCGAGATGTACTTGGAACCTGCGATGATCTCGATTGCCAACGGTATCGATCGTGTTCTCTTGGGTCAAGTCCATGAGTTCCTCGCGAACACCGTCGGTGGCTTGGGTCTGTTGTCCAGCACAACGTCTTACGACACAGTGTTGGCGGCACGCCAGAAGCTGATCGAGAACAAGGCTGGCGCCGCTGGGCGTAACCTTGTTGTGAGTCCCTCCGGTGAAACCGCCCTCTTGAAGGACCAGACATTCGTGACTGCCGACAAGAAGGGTGACGACGGCACGGCTCTTCGTGAAGCCAGCCTCGGTCGTATCCTTGGTATGAACACCTGGATGGACCAGAACACGCCTCTCGTCGTGGCGACGACAGCGGACACCGCTTCGACCACAACGACAGCTGTTGAGCCTGCTGGCGAGACCAACATTGCCGTGACGAACACGACTGGCGTAACCGTCGGTTGTTTCACAACGATTGTTGGCGACGAGCAGCCCCGTTACATCACAGCCACTGGTGCTGGTCCCGATGTGACATTGGATGCAGGTCTCGTAAGTGGTACCGCCTCCGGTGCCGCGATCACGTACTACAAGGCTTGTGCGATCAAGAACGCTGCTGGTTACGCCGCTGGTGAAGGTAAGCAGATTCTGGTCGATGGCTACACCGCTGGTAAGTACCCGCGCGTCGGGCAACTGTTGGCTATCGGTGTAGGTGCGGCTCGCCGGACCTACACAGTGATCGAGTCTTGGGACGGTGGGGCGAGCGATCGCTACCTGCTCCTTGACCGACCTCTGGAAGTTGCCGTGATCAACAACCAGGCTTGCTTCCCAGGCCCAGCTGGCGGTTACAACTTCTGCTTCCATCGCGAAGCTCTGGCTCTCGTGACACGTCCCCTGGCTCTGCCCGCGTCGAACCTTGGCGTCCGTGCATTCCAAGCGGTCTACAAGGATGTACCGATGCGAATTGCGATGCAGTATGACATCGCTTCCGCTGGTACAAAGGTGACTTTGGACATGCTCGCTGGTGTCCAGACCCTCGACACCAATCTCGGTGTGGTGATGCTTGGCTAATCAACTAGTCGGCTGCCCTCCCCGATCAATCGGGGAGGGCGCTGGCTGTTTATGGAGCGGGAAGATGACGGATAAGGACACCATCCAGGAGTTGTTGAAAGCGCAAGCCGAGCAGCACGTGAAGGTTGCGACGATCGAGACAACTTGTAAGGAAATCAGAGACAGTTTACTAGGCAACGGTAAGCCGGGGCTCTTAACACGGATGGCATTGCTAGAAGACAAAGACAGAATCCGTGGGAAGTTCCTGTGGATCGTTGTGACCGCTGTTGCTGCCTTGGGAGCGGAAACAGCACTAACCCTTCTCAAATGAGGACCTCAACATGCCAGCTGAATTCAAAGACACCGTGGCGTCGCCGCTCAAGCATGGGCATAAGGCTGTAGGGACTACCGCCGTGCAACTTGTTTCCACTAATCCACAAACGATGCAAAAGGGCGTTCTATTGCGAGCCAACTCTGCAAATGCTGCTGACGTGTGGGTTGGAGTGGGTTCGAATGTAACTGCCGACTCCGCAGAGAGTACCGGTGGCATGCCTTTACCGGCTGGGGCATCGATGCTAGTCCCGACCGATGACGCGACAAAGATATGGCTGATTTCTACAGCCGCGACACAAGACATTGCTTGGATCGGAGCATAACACATGAGATGGACGCTCGGTTATCCAAATCAGAGGGGGTTCGTTGGTTGGGGCTTTAATTGTTACTATGGCGTTGAAAGTGAGGATATCGTGACTGGTGAAGTCCGTGCGTACTGTGGGAGTGCCGCCCCGAGCGGGTGGGTCCTTTGTGATGGGTCAAGTTATGCGACCGCTGACAAACCCGATCTTTTTAGTATAATCGGGTACACTTACGGCGGGTCTGGCGCAAACTTCAATGTACCTGATTTCCAAGGACGGATGTTAATTGGAGCTGGGTCGGGCGCAGGGTTAACAGCACGGTCTCGCGGGGATTCCAGCGGCGCTGAGAAGATCACCGACGTGCCTGAGCACAACCATGACATTGAATGTAATTCAAATGTTAGTGATCCAAATACGGATACAGACCCTCTTGACCGTTACTGCGCGAACTCAGACGCTACTGGAGAGGACTTGTATGCAGACACGCCAACAGGGAATATGGGGCCAACTGAAAACACGGGCACAGCTGGTGGTGTTGATGTAATGAACCCGTTTGGTGTCGTCAACTTCATCATCAAAGAGTGATCATCTACCTACGATGATACAAACCGGAGTGATCGGAGCATAGTATGGGTTGGGAATACACAAGTCCAGGTGGCGGAGCAGGTGGCGGTGGAGTCACTATCGGCGATACAGTCGGTGGTGTGGCTGTCAACGATGCCGTTCTATATGTCGACTCTAGTGGGAACGTTGCAAACTCTGCCAACTTCAAATGGGCTGGTGGTGTTGAGATTATACCACCTGGGACAACAGACATCCCTATCTCAATCAGTGTACCAGCACTCCAGTCGGGTGTCATACTGTACACAGAAAACGATAGTGTACAGACTGCCACTATAAATGCGAAAGGACAATTTACACATAACGTCGCTGGGCTTACGAACGAGGCATTTGGTACTGGTGCGTTGTCAGCGATAACGACAGGTCAATTCAACACAGGAATTGGCTACCAGGCGTTATTTAAGAATGAGGATGGGAACTACAACTTTGGTATTGGACATCGAGCCCTCCGTGAAAACATTGATGGCGACTATAATGTTGCTGTTGGGTCCGATGCCATGTATAACAACACGAGCGGCAACCAGAACGTTGGAATTGGTTACATTTCACTAACCAATAACCTGACGGGACTAAGAAATGTAGCTGTCGGGGGTTACTCATTAACTGCGAGTCAATCTGGTAATGATAACACCGCGATAGGTGGATATGCACTCGCCGGTTTGATCATTGGATCAAATAACGTAGCAGTCGGTTACCGAGCTGGGTACTCTAATACTGGTTCAGGAAGTGTATTTGTCGGTTTTAACGCTGGCTTTAATGAAACAAGCAGCAACAAACTCTACATCGCCAATAGTAGCACGGCGACACCTCTCATTGGTGGTGACTTCTCTGGAGAGACTGTTAATATACAAGGCGCGACAACTATAACAGCACCAACCATCTCCCAAGAGCCACTTCGATTAGTGGCGGGTGGTACACAGGCAGCAGACATGTTTGTGACCGAGGTTGGTGGTGCCGTATGTGCATCAATAACTGAGGAAGGAAACTTCACAAACTCACGTGGGAAAGCTGGATGTGAGTTCTTTGGCTCCCTTGCTGGCTCATTGGCTCCAACAGGGGCGGCAAATACTGGTGTTGGTTGGGCGGCGTTGAATTTGGTCTCAGCAGGTCTCAATAACACAGGGGTGGGTTACCATGCCTTGGCCTCCGTAACTACCGGGGATTACAATACCGCTGTTGGCATGAATGCACTTGAAAAGACAACGGGTAACAACAATACCGGACTAGGGTACCGAGCTGGACAAAACATTGTCGGGGGTATTAACAATACCTTTGTTGGCGGCGAGGCTGGCGCTTCCATCGTTTCGACTTCGAATAACACGGCAGTCGGATATGATGCTCTCCCAGTCAGTACCTCATCGGTGGCGTCGACAGCGATTGGGATGCGTTCTCTTTGGAAGAATACCAGTGGATCATTCAACACAGCCCTTGGGGCGGGCGCTGGCGAGAACAATGTGAGCGGGGCGAGCAATGTCTTTTTAGGCTACCAAGCTGGGTACAATGAGACAGGTTCCAACAAACTTTATATCTCCAACAGCAACACAGCGACCCCACTCATACACGGTGACTTCTCGACAGATGTTTTAACCATCAATGGAACACAGACAATTACGAATGCCGCCAGTGATGGCCTGACGATACGAAGCACAGGCACGGGCTCCAGATCGGGTCTTGTTTGTGACAATGATGGTTCAGTTCAGTTTCAATTCTTTATGGGCGGAAGTCTCCACGGAGTGTATCCGAACAAGGCGGCTCTTGTCCTTGATGATGGTGTGCCATTAGTAATCGCGCACACATCCGCAACGCCCCGTTTCTCCGTTGATGAAGATGGGAATGTTCTTGTTGGAACAATAACACAACCCTCCGCTAACAGCGGAGACATGCTCATATTTAAGGCCAAGTCAAGCACACCCACCATGGGCACAGACACTGCGGGCATCTTTGGTGAGAGTGATGGTGGAAATGTCCGAATGAAGGCTATCGATGAGGATGGAGTCGAGAAATACCTTACGGGCGCCTACGGCGAGATAAGGGCGGAGAGTAATGCCACGACTACCACATTCTCAGATTCGTCAACAGACTTCAGTAACAAAGTTCAAATAGTAATCTTTGACACAAACGGAATATCAAGAGGGACAACACCTGACCACACAAACGACCATATTACAATCGATGAGGATGGCGATTATAACCTGAGAGCAGATGTGTCCTTCTCGGGTGGGAATAGTAATACACTGTCATTCGCAATCTTCAAGAACAACGGGGCAACACAATTAACAACTCGCGCCACGAGGAAATTAGGCACAGGGGGTGATGTTGGAAATGCTGGAATTAGTGGGCAAGCCACACTCTCGGCAACGGACACAGTTGAATTGTGGATTCAAAATGAATTAAACACTACTGCCATCACAGTAGAAGATGTAACCCTCAGTATTTCTAAAATCTAGTTGGTATGGCTCAACGTGTTGTGCGCCACTGATGAGCCTTTAATTCTATAGCACTACTATTCTGGATGAGATTCCAGAAGATTTAGGAGAGAACATGACAGGGCAGATTTGTGGTTTTGGTGGGCTTACAGCACCGAGTGGGTGGTTGCTGTGCGACGGAGCGTCATACAACATTGCTGACAAGCCAGACTTGTTTAACATCATTGGTTACTTGTACGGAGGGTCCGGCGCAACATTCAAGGTTCCCGACCTACGAGGGCGATCCGTTATCGGTGCGGGGCAGGGTCTTGAACTAACGGCCAGGACACTTGGAAGTTCTTTAGGGACTGAAAAGATCACAAATGTTCCCGAGCATGTGCATGCAGTTAAATGCAGCACAGGTGACGGAGACGACACGAATCCGCAAGGGCGCGTTGCTGCAAGTTCTTTTGCAGTCGGTGAAGACCTGTTTGCTGATTCAGCCAACGCTGATATGGCAGCCACTTCCAACACCGGTGTTGTGGGCGGGGTGGATGTTATGAATCCGCATACAGTCATCAATTTCATCATTGAAGAGTAACAACCATCTGTTCGTGGGTAGCGTGGATTTATAACATACACGCTACCTCAAACCCAACCATGAAGGAGCCATGTATGGCGACGATCAACGATATTAACCGAGTCTTGATTGTGATGGACTTAATCAAAGATGGCACAGTCGCCAACGCGGCTCCCTACGCCAGCGTCGACCTCTTTAACGGGGCTAAAGCTGATGGTTGGGTTGAGTCTTTCTACACTGTGTATGGTCCTTTGTATGACAACGACGGCGTGGCCATCCCATATGCGTCCTTAACCAATGACCAGAAAGCAGCCTTCTATATGGATCAGCAGATAGAATTCCATCGACAGGTACGTCAATCAGCGGAGGTCAAGCAGGCGGCGGACGCTGCGGCGACAATCGCTCGTGCGGCCATTGAAACGGAACTCACTGAAGACTTTGGTGCGTAAATGACAATCGTCAACCGAAACATGAACCGTCGACTACAACACCTGCTCTACGCTTTGAAGCGGAAGTATGGGGGTTCAATCGACATCTATAAGTTGGGCTCTTCGAGCACCAACTACGATACGGGTGAACGTACGGTTGGCAAGACAGTCTACAATGTTGAGCGAGCCATAATCCTCACCGCCAAGGTCGCACGTGAGAGCGTCCAAACATTACCAGTCATCTCCGCCAACAAAGCATTCTCCTATGGTGGAGACTACGATACCAGGACCCGACTGTTCATCGTAGATCGAACTGACCCAACGGCTGTCACTCTCCCAGACTTGGGTGTGAGTGACTGGGTCGTGTATGATGGCACAAAGTACGAGATCAAGCACTTCGAGATGTTCGAGTTTGATGCGGCTTATGTCATCACGGGGAAAGCTGTAATCGGCGACAGTCCAGAGAAGATTCACAATCTCAGAGCTGACAATCTTGTGCGTGTCACGGATTCTGGAGGTGTTTCATGACGCAACCAAACGAACGTTGGGCTCGCTGGATCAAGCAGTCGATTACAAAGTATTTCCGTACGAATGTCACAACACCACTCTCGTTGCCGTTTCTCGTCGCTGGCATCGACATGGTTACTGAGACGTTCACGCAGGCACCAGACCGCGCTGAGTGTCGTGTAAATGGCCCGTTCACGAAAGAGATGAGTGCCAACTACTGGCGCTTGTGGGTCGACATAAATGTGCTCGTGATATCCCACATGGATGAGGAGTCGAAGGACATTTACACACTTGAGCGTATCGCGGGTAAGTTCCACGCAGCGATGGACACCTGTATTCCGATCTATAGGTTGGGTGACGTCAGCGTCGACTCACAGAACGATCAGGCACTGTTAGGGCACCTGAGACCTCGTACTGGACTGAAAGACTCAGTCAAGGACTTGGACTTTGGGCAACTCGACAAAACGGACCGACTGCGCGAGCAACAGCTTGACGCTCGGTATGTCATGTATCTGACAGTCTGATCAAGTACCGGCTTCCCGGGTTGATTTGTAACAAATGGCCATTGGCGGCCAACCTCTAACTAGGAGACATAACTATGGCACGCATCGAACTTCGAGATGCTACCATCATCATCAAAGATGGTTTGTCCGGCACTGGCGCAATCAATGAAGCGACGCCGGGCGCTTCCGACACCGACGTGGATGTCGACACACTCGTTTTGAATACCACTGATACGGACAAAGTCCCCATCGGTGCTCGCTTTACTGTCAGCACCGCTGGCAATACCCAGGTCTACGTCGTAACTGGACGTACGAACAGTGCTGGTGTCAATGAAGTCCAAAGCCTCAGCGCCAGTGGTGCGACGGCTGGTAACTTCACACTCGACATTCAATTGTACGGTGAGACTGCTGCGGTCACGACCGCCAACATCGCCTACGACGCGGCTCCGGCTGCGATCCAGACTGCGGTTGACACAGCCCTCGCGGCAGTGGCAACATACGTTGCTGGCGACGTCACAGTAGCGGGTGCGGGTACGGCTGACGCCAATCCCACGACCTTCACGTTTGACGGCACGAGCGTTGAGAAGAAGAACCATCCGGCGATCACTGTCGATGGTACGGGCTTGACGGGTGGTGGGAGTGAAGCCATCACAACCACGACCGAAGGTGAATTCGTCGACCAGACGACCAACATCACGTTCACACCGGCTTGGGGTGCGACAGCTACCCCGTCCGACAACGATGTCATTACGTTCGCTCCGATCGAAGTGGCAATCAAGATTGGTGATGGTAACCTGACGTACACGCGAAGCAAGGATTACGAGTATCTGCTCGATCGCGGTATTCTGGACACAGTCAAGGAGAACGACGAAGTCCCGATGGACGTCACAATTGACGGTGTGTATGAGTTCGTGACCACGGGCACGGGCGAAGCTATCACGCCGGTCGACGCCATGTATGGCGAAGGTGGAGCCGACGAATTCGTGAGTTCGTCTTCTGACCTTTGTGAGCCGTACGCGGTTGACATCCAGATGACCCACGCACCGTCGTGTGGGGCAACCCAGAACGAAGTGACTGTGTTCCCGGACTTCCGTGCGGACACCGCTGAGTTCGACATCAGTGACGCGACGATTTCCTTCACGGGTCGTTGCAAGGCTACGAAGCCGACCGTTACGCGGGTAACTGCGTAAGCATTGTGTTTTATGGCGGACCGGAATCGGTCCGGTCCGCCTTCTTTCTTTCGTTAGTTGGGAGACTACAAAATGGTAAAGATTGCTGGTCGCGAGATCGAAAAGACCCTGTTCGAAGATTACATTGTCTTGCCGCAAACGGGCGAAGACATCGTTGTCAAGGCGAGAGCCGTGCCGGACTACACAGAGTTCGAGAAGCTCTGCCCGCTGCCGACGCCGCCTGGAAAGCAGACGCGTGAGGGGTTCATCCCCGACCGTGAAGACGACACGTACAAGCTTCGGCTGGGTCAGTATGGACTCCAGAAGATTGGTTGGCTCGCCCTCCATTCTCTGTACGAGTTCGAATGGGAAACCGTCATGGAGAGTAATCCCAAGACGTGGGTCAAGTGGGAAGACGAACTGCATGCCGCAGGGTTCACGACGATGGAAACAGGACTCATCTTTGGGCTCATTCTGGACGTGAACAACCTGAATGAGAACAAGCTCAAAGCGGCGCGAGAGTCTTTCTCACGTGGTCAGGAGCAGGCGCGAAGCGATTCATGTGGCCCAGAGGAAGGTCCCAGCGATACGCAATCTGGCGAGCCTGTGACAGGTTAAGCATCACTCCACCAGGTCTCCCAAAACAAGATGGGAAAACCCACTGGGATGACCTGAGCAGTGAGCAGCAAGCCGATGTCTTGGCTTATGATCAAGTAAGCACGCATGATGAAAGTGGAATGGACTCGAATGAATCGGCACGGATGCCCCAATCAGCGAGCTACCGTTCTGGCGGAACTCGTAGTCCAAGACGATAAGGTGCGACCTGACCATGTTGAAATTCAAAGGCACCATACGAAAGCCAGGAATTGACGTTAACAGATGGAAAGCCAAGATAATCGAAGAGATGAGGGAGCGGTTGAAAGAAGCCGCCATTGCTTGGCTCAACGCCGCGACTGCCCCTATCCCAGTGTGGAGTGGGGCTGCCCTCGGGACATTCAGTGATCTGGCTTCAGAGGTCAACTTCTCATTGAACATCAGTCCCACGCAGTTTGGACGCGCGGCAGGATTAGGACCCGCAGTTGGACGCGCACAAAGTACCGGCACATTCGGCGGGGACGAGAAGAGGGGTGACTTCTACTTTGAGTACACGACGTCACTCGACCACCTGATCTTCAACGAATTCAATAATGCCAACGTGACGTATGACCCGAACATCTTTAGCGGGTTGCGACACCCAACCCCCTACAGGTTTCAAGAGAAGGGACGTGTGGCTTTTGACACGGTAGTGCGCAGGATCAGGTTACCCTTACCGACCATCAAAGTGGTCGAAACGAGGCGAATATAATGGCTGACGAAATTAGGCAGAATCTTGGTATCGATGTCACTGAAGCACTCCGTGCTGTTGATGCCCTCGATGCGCGCCTCAAAGGATTGGGGTCCTCCCTCGATACACTCGCAGGGAAGATGAAGCCGTTAGCCGGGCAATCCAACCAAGTCGCTGGAGCGATCGGAAACAAGTTCGTCGTCGGAGCGGTCAAAGCCGCTGACGCCGCCGAGAAGGTTGGTAAGCAAGTTGGTGGTCTCCGAGGTCGGCTCGGGGCGCTCGGCGGTGCTATCGGAACAACCACCAGAGACATGGCAAAGCTCGCCCAATCAGCTGGTGGCGCCATCACGAGCATGGCGGTAGGGTTCCAACTACTGGGACGTATCATTAGCACGCAGCTGATTGTTCGCGGCATCAACACACTCATCAACACATTTGGAGAGGCAACCGCGAGTGCGAAAGAGTTCCAACTCCAGATCAGTGAAATCCAGACGATTTCACAAGGAACCTTTGGAAGCTTCGATAGAGCGGCAGAGTCTGTTCGAGGAATCGCTGATGCCTTCAATCTCCCTCTCGGTGAGGTAAGTGAAGGTCTCTATCAGGTGATCTCAAATCAGATTCAGGGGGCTTCCAATCAGATTGGTGTGCTCGAAGCATCTGCGCGTTTGGCGAAGGTCGGTGTTGCTGACTTTAGCTCAACAGTTGAGTTGATGACCGGCACGATAAATGCTTTTGGGTTAGCCTCACGTGACACTGATAAGCTTGCTGCAATCTTCTTCGAGACGGTTCGACTTGGTCGTACACGTATCGATGAGCTGTCTAACAGCTTCGGCACCGTTGCTCCTCTGTTCAAAGAAGCGGGTGGGTCCGTTGAAGAGTTGTCTGCCGCGTTCGCAACATTGACGATCAATGGTGTGGACACAGCGAAGGCTGCAACCCAACTCCGTGGTGTTATTAACGCGTTCATCAAGCCGACGGATGCGATGGTTGAAGTCTTGGACAAAGCTGGCTTTGCCTCTGGTGAAGTCGCCATCGAAGCCCTTGGTCTTGAGGGCGCCCTAAAGTTGATCTCTGAAGCATCTGGCGGAAGTGCCAGTGAGATGGCGAAGTTGATCCCGCGTGTTCGTGGGTTGGCGGGTGCCTTAGTCTTGGCGCGCGATGATGGAAGACAACTCGCAAGCAACCTGGAAAGCATCAACAACGTTTCACAGAGCCTTGTGCAAGAGAAGTTGGAAATCAGAATCGAGACTGATGCTGAACGAGTCGAGCGGCAACTAAACCAACTCAGCAACGCACTGACGGTTGACATGGGGCAGGCTATACTCTCAGCCACGCGCCGTTTCCTTGAACTCACAAACGCTGGCGACAACGCAACAATTGTAATTAAAGCGATGATCCCAGTTGTCATAACAGCTGGCACAGTTCTTGGTATCTATGGTGGTGCCGCTGGCGCGGTAGCCATTAAGAACTTCCTCCTCGCACAGTCGTTTGGTGCCGTGACAATTGCAGCTGGGACAGTGGTTGCTGTCGCTGGCGGAATTGTTGCTGCCTATTTAGCAATTGAGGCGGCTGCGGAAGAGAGTGGAAAGCAGGCACTTGCAGAAACAATAAAGTCCGCTGAGCAAGCGAGTGCCACACGTGTTCAACAAGCACGCAGCGTTCGTCAGCAACTGTTAGAGATTGAACGGCAAAGTATTCGTGAACGATTCTCAGGTATCTCTGAGTACATACGCGACGAGCGTGGGATTCTACAACAGCGTATCAAGAATTGGGAAGAAACCAACGCTAAAATCAAGTCCGACAGTAAGTCCGTACTCGACGCAATCGTACAAGCCAACAAAGACCTAGTTAGTAACCTCGGAAGCGAACGTGAAGATGCAACACAGCTTGCTCTTGACGCAGACCTCCGTGCGGCGGATCGCCGTGCAGCCTTAGCCGACGACGAGTTCAAGTTTCTCAACAAGCGTCGCTCAGCGATTGCACAAGCCTCTGCTGCCGAGCAGCGTGGGCTATCCCTCGCCCGCTCCGCGTCAGAGGCTCTCGCGTCAGCACGAACACAAGAAGACGTATCAGCAGCTCTGCGTGTCCAGCAGCGAGCGGACGGGTTCTTGCGCGAGGCATCGGCGGCAGCCCAAACAACTGGCAACCTGGCACTCCAAAACCGCATTGCTCAGTCTCGCTTCTCGTCCCAACGCGCCTTAATCGCAGCCGAAGAGACACAGGCTCGCAAGCAGAGACAGCGTACCGCACAACTGGCAGCCGAGCAGGAAGCCGAGCAAGGTCGTCTCCAAAGCTTACAGAAGGCAGTAAAGAACGTTCTTGATCTCCAAGACAAATTGAATGTCACCGATAACTTCACGCAGCGATCGGACATAACAAAGCAGATTCAGCAAGGTCTGAGTACCATACGTGGTCTGGCTCTACCTGATAATGCCAAGCTAACAGCAAACGACATCTTTAGCTTTGCTGAGTTCAATCGAGACATCAACAGTGCCCTCCAATCACAGCGTGCGGCGGGTATTGATGTTGACGTGGTTCTCAGTGGTCGTTCCTTGAACAAGCTGAACATCGACATTGAACTCGGGATCGCAGACGCGGTCACGAAGGCTGTTAACCGAGGGCTGAGTGAAGGCATCGATCGATCCAAGTTACAAGAGATTCAGTTTGGGTTAGGTGGGACTGGCACAGTCGACGCCTTGGTTTCGTTTGTCAACGAAGAGAAGGCTCGCCAAATCAAAGTGGCAGAGAACATCGAAGCTCAGAAGTCGGCAACAGAAGACTTGCACAACACCACGAGGGAAATCAATGAGATCATGAAGGAGGGGGCTACCTTCTGGGAGCAAGCTGCCAAAGTGGTAACCGTCCCTGTCGCCGCAGGTATTAGTTCCGCTGCCTTCTTGACACCGGGTGGTTCAACGCAGGGGTTTGATATTGCTGGTGCCCGAACAGAATTGGATACGCTTGCACAAACAGCTGCCAACATCACGGCAACAGCCGGGACGAAGACAGCTGCGGACTTGTCTGCCAGCCTTATTAAGCTGGACAACGATTACCAAGCCTTATTTGCCAGCCTGTCCGTCATCCAAAGAACTGTCCTCGATACCACGATCAGAAACACAGAAGCCTCGTTCGCAAGGTCGGCTGCTGAATTAGGAAGACTAATTCAACAAGGTGCAGCTACAACAGAGCAACGGGCGGCTGGTGCGCAGGGTATCGATACGGAACTGAAGAATGCCACAACAGAAGCTGGTAACACAACACAAGCGACAACCCAATTGAACTCGACAATGGGTACCGTCGAACAAACGACTGCGAACACAAATCAGCAGTTGCAGGGTATGTTAAACCTTGTCACCTCGGTCGGGCAAGCGGCTGGGAACATTCAATTCCCCACCGTGCCAACATCGCAAGTTGGGAACGCTCAGATTGGACGCAATGTCAGGGCTCGCTATCTTGCGGGTGGTGGCTTTGTTCCAAAGGGGACCGATACGGTTCCCGCCATGTTAACTCCAGGGGAAGTCGTAATGAATCCCCGAGCATCACGGAAGTTCTACACGCAGCTGCAAGCAATGAATGCTGGCGTGCAACCAATATACCGTCAAGAGGGCGGTCCCGTCTCTAACTTCGGAGACATCAACGTAACAGTCAACACATCAACATCGCGTGTTGATGACAGGGCTGGTAGACAACTCGGTCGCGCTCTCAAACGAGAAATGCGGCGCAACACCCTTTCTCTTTAGGAGGAGAATCAGATGTCAGCATCTAAGATTGACGCAACGCAAAGTGCGGCTGTGAGCATCATCCGCGCCGCGAACCCTGCGGCGTCCCAGGACATGAGAAGTGGCCTGTATGAAATCCGTGGTATGTTCAACGTGTCGCAGTGGCGCGGTGGGAAGCGGATCAACGAATGGAACATCGCGAACGGAATCACAAACGAAGGCAAGAACAACCTGCTTGACGTCGCTTTCAATGCCGATACCCAGATCACATCTTGGTATCTCGGTCTCATCGACAACGCGTCCTACTCGGCTCTGGCTGACGGAGACACGTACGATGACATTAACCAGGCTGGAAACGGCTGGGATGAGTTTACATCCTACACGGATGCGAACAATGCGTCCAGCACAACAACGCGACCTGAGTGGGGACCCGATGCAGCGTCGGCCCAGTCGATCAGCAACTCCACTGTTGCGATTTACGACATCACTGGATCGGGTACTGTCAAAGGTATCTTCTGCGTCGGTGGTATCGCCGGTGCCCAGACAAAGGGTGATCACGCATCTGGTGGTACATTGTGGGCAACTGCTCTGTTCACAAGTGGTGACGTGGTTGTGGCTGCGAGTGACCAACTGAAGGTCACCTATACAGTGAGTGCGTAAACTGGAGATGGCGTAGTCTCCCTCGCCGGTTAGGGCTTGCAAGGAAGTAGGCCCTAGCATTTTACTAACAGGAGTAATTCAATGGCTGTATTATGGATTGAAGGTTTCGATTCCTTCGGAACAACCAACGGTGTTGCTCCTATCGGGACAGTTGCTAAGTACGGCGACTCAGTAATGGCATTAAGCACATTGGAGGCCCCTCGACTTGGTTCGGGGAAGAGTTTAATCATGGACCCCACGGGGTTTCTACGCACAAGAAGCCTAGGAACCAATGTAACAATGTTCATTGGGTTTGCATTCTACTACGATGCTGTTTCGAGCACTGAAGAGTTCCTAACCTTGTATGAAACTGGCGTCACACGCAGCATTAACTTCCGCCTCACAGCCGGTGGGGAGATTGCTTGCTACCGTGACACTACTCTTCTTGGAACCTCAACGACTGCGGGTCTCTCACCTAACATATGGTATTTCTTAGAGTTCAAAGCAGTCTGTAGCAACAGCGCTGGAACTATTGATGTCCGTGTGGGTGGCACCACGAATGTTCTTAGTCTAACAAGTCAAGATACGCAAGAGAGTGGGACACCCGGTTACGAGTATGTAAAACTACTTGGAAGTTCAACAGCTAGTGATGACTTTCAATTTGATGACTGGTATGTAGCGAATGACTCAGGGTCCCAGAACAACACTTGGTTAGGTAACGTCCGCGTGGATGTCATCATGCCGAATGCAGCCGGGGATAGCTCGGATTGGACTCCAAGCGCCGGGTCAAACTATCAGAATGTGGATGAGATTCCTAATGATCAAAACACCACCTACAATACCGACTCGACGTCGACAAACAAAGACCTATTTAACTACCAGTCGATGCCGACGAGTCTTGGCGACATAAAGGCTGTTCAAATCAATACGGTGTGCAGACAAACTGACGCGACGGCATTCACACTAGCAACGCTTGCAAAGACAGGGACAACAGAAAGTTCAGACACAGCTCAGTCCATTGGGACAACGTCATATAAGGTTCTCTGGCGGGTCGTTGAACTTGACCCAGACACGGGAGTAGCGTGGACGGAATCTGGGATCAATGCGGCTCAATTTGGTTATGAGACTGGCTAATGGCTATTCGCGCTACTCAACAGTATGTAGAAATACTAGCTGCCGGTGATGGAGCAATCAGTACGACTCAACAGTATGTTGAAATACTGAGTGAGGCTGGGGCCAATATACATGTAACTCAGCAGTATGTTGAAGTCTTGACGGCTGTCAATGAATACTTTGCCGAGAGTTCCTTGTCCCTATCTCAAGAAGCAACTAAACAGTCTCCTGAGAAAGGTGGGAGTTCTCTTTCATTTACACAAGCCGTTGGGCTGTCTGGTAAGTTGAGATACTTTGCTGAGTCGGATGTCAGTTTTACTCAAGCTGCAACCTACACGCAACCCGTCAAAGCGTTGACCGCTGAGAATACACTAGCGATGACACAAGCCTCGACGAACAACATCAAGAAGTTGTTCGCTGAGAATACGTTGTCTCTGATCCAAGACATCCGCATCCCAGACACACACGTGGCTGCGGCTGAAAGCTCCATGGCTCTGACGCAAGCCGCGACGAAGAGTGGTAAGCTTCGCTATGACGCCCAGAGTATCATTGTCTTCGCAGACGATGCAGACAATAGCGTCAAGAAGCGTAATGTTACCACCAGCATCTCGTTCGGACAATCAGCAACGTTCGAATACGTGAAGATCGCTCGCTCGACATTGACCTTGACACAGACAGCTTTGAAGGGCTCGGTTGATGTCTCGGCTGAGAGTTCGATCGGGTTAACACAAGCTGCAAGTTCGATCCCAACGACACGTCAAGCGTTCAGTACCCTGAGCATGGGGCAGGAAGCTAAAGCGAACATCCGCTGGGTGCAAGCTGTGTCGACGATGGACCTGAGTCAGGAGATGTCCGCCATTGTACCGTGGCGGGTGAGTGCTGAGTCATTGCTGGTCGGTGAAGAGAGCGTGTGGAATCCTGAGTTGGGTCTGGTTGACACAACTGTCTTTGACATCACGCAAGAGGCAACGGTCACGCGTACGAACATGACGCGACCGACCGAGAGCCAAATCAGCTTCAGCCAAGAAGCCAAGGTCACACTTGTCAAGTCGACAGCGACATCGCATGGCGCCACAAGTACCTTGTCCCTGACGCAAGCGGCGGTCATTGCAACAACGCAAGAGGCAGAAAGCCAGATCACCTTCGGGCATGCGGCGACGGTCACCAACTCAAAGCCTGCTCTTTCTGATGGGCTGTTCGAAGACAATCCGGACATCGGGACAACCGACGGTCAGTTGGCATTCGTGAACATTGTTCGTGGTAACCCGGCGACGTCAACAATTGGTGTTTCGCAAGCTGTTACCTACACCCTCATCAAACCAACAACCGAGTGCGACTACAGCCCATTCGTTGGTGCCAACACTGATGTTAACGCACCGACCCCACCTGATGGATCACTACCTGCCCAATCATTTGATCCGACAACGACAAGGTTCAAGTTGGTCATCCCGGCGTATGGCGCCTTGGGCGGCGGGTCGCCGCTGGACTCTGTTGTCCTGCGATCGCCTGACTTCGGAAACCGTGAGGGTGTGCAAACGACAAGGGTCAATCGGGAGACGCGTGGCGGGACACTGCTCATCTACCGCGATCCGATCTGGCCGCAGTTCTACAAGATGACCGCACAATTCTCAGCCCTGGATGAGCCAGCTGCGAGGAAGTTGCTGCGGTTCATGGAGGATCACTTGGGCTTGGAAGTCGGAGTGCAAGACCATGAAGGTCGTACGTGGCGAGGGACGATTCTTAACCCAGATGAGGCGATAATTCATGACGGTCGCGGCAAGTGGTCAGCCACCCTTGAGTTAGAGCTGGAGAAGGACCCAGTTTAATGTCATTCACACTTCAAGCCCCATACCCTGGTATCCAGACAACGTCAGTCCTGCCCAACCCTGGGTTCGGGAACAGCGAGGGTGTGGTTCAAAGCCAGAACATCAAGCGAGCCATTGACGGTACGGTTCGAACGTACATCAAGCGGGCGGGTCGTCGGAAGATGGCTTGGTCCTTCGTGCTCACACGAAACAAAGCCATTGAGGTGCGGGAGTTCGCCTACGCGTATCATGCTTCCAAGATACTCGTCGAGGATCATGATGGGCGGAAGTACGCTGGCTTCATCATGAACAACCCTCTCGAAATCACTTCCGTCAAGCGCGCAGCACCCGGGCGACAAGACCTGGATGGTGAGCACTGGGAACTGACACTTGAATTCGAAGGTGTTCCAGTGACAGCTAAAAATGCAATCACAGCTGGCGAATGCTACAGTCTGGATCAAGCCAACCAACCAAGGACAATCGAGTTGGATGCCACGTCCGAGGTCTCGGTTGCCCAAACCCAGTTCAACGATATGGGTGTCCCGATCGCGAACCCGCTTCACAACTGGGATGCGTCAGCTCTGGCAGGGCTTTCGAACGGTGACCGCCTTGTGTCGATTCCGAATGACGGGACTTCGAGTGTCACGCTCATCCCGCGTCCGACATCCGACTTCATGAACAACATCGATCCGACACTGGACTTGGCGCCTCAATACTTCCGCAATCAATTCTGTGGTCCAGCCAGCCTCTGGTTTGGTGCGACAGCTGGTGACACCTGGAATGGTGCCATGTCAATGCGATCCTCCTCTAATGTGTCATTCTTCCCGAACCGACGTGGCACAGTGTTCTTCGTACACTCACACAGCATCGGTGGTCCGCCTGGAAGCATCTATCAGTGGTTGACAGACGGCAACCTTTGGAACCTGTGGAACATCCATCAGAGCGGTGAAGTCAAAGAGTCATTTGATGTTGGTGCTGGGGCGAGTATGTTCCATCCTGCAACGTGGTCAACATCACCTGATGTGCTTCCAGACCTGTTCCATCCGGTCCTTGGTGCGGGTAGCAACAAAGACACTGCCCCGTCCATCTTGGTTCGAGGTCGACCATATGTCCACACGCTCCAGCGAAACACTGATACCAACATGCGTTGGAGGTTGAATGGGTTCGAGCAGACTGGACGGACGATCCCGAACAACCCACCGGCAAGTGGAATCTTCCGATGGAACCAGCCTGAAGTCCTACGGAACATTGGACTGACGCCTGGGGATGAGAAATACTTCACACGCGTGACCGCGCCTATCCCGACCGGTACACTACGGGGTCACTTTGGTCAGTTCATCGTGTACGACTATACACTGAGCGACGCTCAGATCGGAGCAGTCGAACGGTACCTGATGCAGAAGTGGGGCGTCCGATCAGATCGAGCGTGGTACACAACAGAGTCCTGTTTCAAAGACCTGTGTATTGAGAATCCGCGATGGTGTGGTGGGGATCAAGTTGGTAGCTTCACCGCTGGCTCGCAGCAGTACATCGACGACAACAACGTAGACACGGTTTGTTGTGGGGAGACATCATAATGAGATCGATTTCATCAAGTGCTCTGGCCAAACTTGCACAGAAGCGAGGGGTTGAGCCCATCCTTGTGGTTGGTATCCAATGGACAGAGGGTGGCATCTTCAAACTATATGCTGACCGTGAGATCGAAGGCCAGCCAGGTGTCAAGGCATCCATCCTTGAGATCGGCGAACTGGATTCAATCCTCGCTGTGTCCCTCAATGAGACAAACGATGGAATGACAGTGGTGCTCGACGACGAAGATGGAGCCATCAAAGACATCATTGACAATAACGACATTCACACACGTGACATCGTCGTGTACCAGTGGTTTGCGCAGTTGCCATGGGAAGACAAGTTCGCCATCTTCCGTGGGAAGATCAACTCACCAATTGCTTGGCGCGCAACCGACAACAGCGTCTCATTCAGTGCGGTGTCCCAGCTGGAAGACCGTGAGGTTGGATTCTCGATTGAAGAAGGTGACTTCGGAAGCGAAGAACTCGATGACCTGATCGGTAAGCCATGGCCTGAGTGCTTTGGGACAACAGTTCACACGAAGGCGTTGCAGCTTGACGCAAAGCACCACGGTTCGTTGGGTGAATCATTTGGAATGGCTGACTTCACAATCCCTCACCGTATCCAAGCGATCCTTGCGATTCGAAACTACCTGATCGACTTACAGTTGTTCTGGGCGTTCGCAGCGGGCTACCTTGCGTTCATTGGCGCCGAGCAGGCTGCACAGCAGGCACAACAGAAACAGCAGCAGTTCATCCAGCAGCAAATACAGTTCCTGCAACAAAGGGACGAGTTAGCAGCGGTCTACGCTGACCAACAAGCCACCGAGAAGAGTGCCGTCCGAATAGTTGGCGGGGAGAAGTTTCCAGAGGGTGAGATGACATTGAACATCAATGGCGCCTTGCTTACGGGTAGCTTCAATGGAACGGATACCTTCACAATCAGCAGCCAGGTACATCCGGAAGAGGAGAACTTCTTCCCAGATGGACCCAAGCAGTACCCGTCGGCTGAGACATATGGCGTGACCCAGGCGGACGGGTCAGCCTTCCTTGTCTACACAGGAAACATCAATGGCGATCAAGCTGGTGCGTTCTTCGCCCAAGCTGGAGCGGCGGTGACAATCTACACAGCCGAACCTATCCGTTACGTCGCCAGCATTACACCGGGATCAGTTTTGAAGGTTGCTGCCTTCACCACGGTCAATGGAGGTGAGCGATTGCTGCTAGACGTTCCGGAAGACATGTACGAAGTCACCCATCAAAGCTTCGGAACCGTACGCGCCACCATTGTCGAAATCAACGATGCACTCTCGAAGCAAGAGCCCCAGCCGTGGGAAGACACCATCTATGTGACCTTCCAATCCAGCATTGGTCCCAATACTGTCGAGATCATGAAGTACCTCATCAATCGGTACACTGACTTCGCAATTGACCCGACGTCATTCAGTGAGGTTAGTGCGTTGGTTTCAAACTACCCCATGCACTTCGTGTTCCCTGGGAAAAAGAACATATTCCAAGCATTGCAAGAACTGGCTTTCCAAGCCCGGTGTGCGATCTACTTACGGAACGGTGAGTTCATCCTAAAGTATCTACCTGCCCAACCTGATAGTGTACATACTTTCACCGAAAGTAATGTTGATACACTGAGTGTAGAATTGGGCTTCACCGAGACCGAGGACTTGGTGACTGTTATCAACGGGACGTGGAGACAGCATGGTGCTCAGGATGAGACCTACAACTGTAACATGCGTTACAATGTGAGGAAGTATGGAAAGCATGTGTTAGACGTGGACTACTACGCGTACAACCGTATTGATTGTGTTGTGAAGTCGATGACATATTGGATAATTCGTCGTGGAAACACGTGGAAAACGCTAAACTTCCAAGCCTCGCTGGATGCCCTCAATGCTGAGACATTCGATGGTGTCACACTCAACTTCACTCAGAACTACCAGGCGAATAGTGCGACACTTGGCATCGTCGAGATGGCGGACTACAACTCGGAGTCGAATACTATCAACTTCTCCGTGTGGACGGGCGTACGCGCGGGTGAGATGGAAGCCTACAATCTAGCATACCCGGCAGCCGTCAGTTCAAGTATACGATTCCCTGACGCCATAGAAGAAGCCAAGAGCTACTCTGGTGGAGGTGGCGTGAGCGGTGGAGCGGGAGGTACGCTAGATCGACGAGGACCCCATGCTGGTATCACAGTGACGTATAACGGAACCTCGGACCCGTTTGGGATGGGTAGTAGGAAGAACAGTGATCGTGGCGCGGTCAAGCCGAGTGATGTTGGTGACACGCAAGCGGGAGCTGCCGAAGTGACCGAGACTGGCTTCTTCGTTCAAGGAAGCGAGCCGCCGCCGACGCCTGAACTTGGGCAGAGTGCAATCGAAGACAAGGGGACAGCACCTTATTACATCGACATTCGCGTGACGGAAGTCCTCGACTCAGACAACCCAGGCAACGTGACAACATTCGACACGTTCTTCAAGGAAGTCACAGAGAACAAACTGAAGGGCGACACGGATGCCAACTGGTCAGACGGGACCAATGACAACACGTTCGACTTCAAGTATGATTCGGGTGGGAGTCAGTGGGGTGCTGGGACTGCATTCCTGCAAGATGATTGATTTGCATCAACGGGGTATCCCGATTATAATAGATTGAGGGGCTAGCGCGGCACTTCGATTGCCGCGCTAGTCGTCATTAACCTTTCGGAGGGAGCTACTGATGACAAAGTTCGAGTCTGCGTGGGTCGATACATACTTCAATAGTGGTGTCGACATCGCTAATCGCCGTGTCTTCCTTGGAGATATTGACGCTCAGTCGGTTGACAAGGCTGTCCGAGGGTTGTACTTGATGGAAACCGAATGCGACCAGCAGCCCTGTGAAATGTTCATCTCCTCGTACGGCGGGGACATCTACGAAGCGTTGGCACTGTACGACATCATGAACACGCTTCAATGCCCCATTCACACGTTCGCATACGGGAAGTGTATGTCCGCTGCACCGCTCTTGTTGGCGGCTGGCTCCAAGGGTAACCGGTGGGTGTCACCTAATGTGTTTCTCATGCACCATGATTGGTCAGCGGAGGTGGACGGCAAAGGTCAAAGTCTACAGGAGACCGTTCGTCATTACACGAAGTTGAATGCTCGATGGATTGCCCTGCTGTCCGCACACAGCAACAAGAATATCAAGTGGTGGACCTCACGTGCGGTTAAATCAAACGACTTCTATTTCGATGCCAATGAAGCGATCGAATGGGGTCTGGCTGACAACATTTGGGATGAAAACTGATGGCGAACACAAGTCAACCTTATCGCAGAGTTGGAGCCAACAGCTGGGAAGAGCTGATCAACAAAGTCAATGATGTCCTTGAGAACCCGGATGATGGGTGTGATCCGATTGAACCCCTTGAGGTTCCAGAGGCACCCCACCGGTGGGCAAAGAGCGACATTCGTGAAGTTCACGACCGTCTGAACGAGATGCCCGGCGACTGCTTTGAGTTTGACCCTATTCCTGATTTGTGGAAGAAGTCAATCATCGACAACATCGAAGAGCAGCTTGAGAACGCGTGGTGTGAGTGCGAGGGGTGTGAACCATGTCAAGTAGAGTCGTTGGACTGGGAAACAATCCATACCCACTCGTGGTCATACGAACTGTGTGGCTTTAACCCCTCTGGTCCAAACTGCGGGGAGACCGTTGCCGATTGGGTAGGTATCCAATATTATCATGACCTCACGTTGGAAGAGATTGCATACTATGAGTCAGCCGCCGTTGACATGTGCTTCTTGAACCTTGAGCTTGTTGATTTGGAAGAGGATTTAGCCGACGCGGAAGCTGAGTTAGCAGCCGCTGAATCGGCACGCGATGCTGCTTGTGCTGCGGACCCGCCAACGGGGTGCGCGGCGGCGCAAGTGATTGTTGATGAGAAACAGCAAATTGTCGACGATCTCGAAGATGACATTGAAGCCAAGGAAGCCGAAATCGAAGCAGCTCGAACCGCGCGAGATGACGCCAGTTCGGCGGCGGATGCGGCGGCGGTTGCTGGTTGGACAGTCTTGTCAGAAATGGAATTTGATAGATCACCTACATCGACGGTTGTTGGACAGGACTACGAAAACATAACAGAGAAACTCCTGGCTAAAATCGGAACCCTACCATGGGCAAAGGATGACACATGCAGAACAAAGTTTCTCTTCCCCTGGCGGTGCCGTGGAGGTTGGCAGTTTCGACAGGAGAACAAGTGCTTTGGGACAAGTTGTAGCTGCACACTCAGGTCTCCGAACTACTTTACATTCACGTACTCGTACACACCAAACGGAATCCCCGTCCCGACAGAACAAGCACTTAGTCTTCTTGCGTCGGCGTGGTATTGGAGATGTAACTATTATCTTGACCCAGTCGCTGCTGGTTGCGACAGCCCGCCCGCCCCGCCGAGTGGCTGTCCTGGGATTGATTGGGACGCCCGTGTCCGGTTCCCATCCTGTCCAGAAGGAACCGAACCGCCAGAAGAACCACCAACCCCAGGGGACCCGCTTGATCTTACTCCTGATCCTTAGCCGGTGGCGGGTCAGCTCCGGCATCCCAGAACCCGAGGTCACATTTCCATGTTTCCAACTTGACTTT